AGTAACGCTGCAAAGGTTAAATTAAATGCTCAATATTCGGGTGCAACTTTAATTAAGATTGACACCAATGAGTGGTATTTATTTGGAGATATAGCATAATGATATTAGCAAGTCACGGATTAATAGCGTCACAGATTGCATCATTTGATGCAGATGCTTTGGCATTTTTTGCAAGGGTAACGGCTGCGGGTGGTACACTTACAACTACCGAAAAAACTGCCGTAAATCAATTGGTAATCGATTTAAAAGCCAATGGAACGTGGACACCTATGAAAGCCATTTATCCAATGGTAGGATCAAGTGCGGCAGCGTGTGCTCAGAACTTAAAGAGTTCTAGCTTTACAGGTACTTTTTCAGCTGGTTGGACTTTCGCAAGTACGGGGGTAACACCTAACGGAACGAGTGCGTATATGGAAACAAATTTTAACCCAAGAAATGAAACATCTGGCTTTAGCCAACATCTTGCAATGTATTCAAGAACTCAAAATTTATCTGTCAGTGGAGTTCAAATGGGTGCTTACGATGGTACGGCAGAAATGAATATTTTTCAATATTATGCTGCTTCATCATTAAAAGGTTCAAGTTTGTATTTATATCCAACAACAGCAGTTACAATTAACAACACGAATACGAGAGGCTTACAAATAGGTTCAAGAACTGCAAATAATGTATTAAAATTATTTTTTAATGGTTCGTTGTTAGATACAAATACAACAACTGAAACATTAACAAGACCAAATATTTCAGTATTATTAGGTGCTTCACGTTGGGGGGCAGGCCCAAATCAATTTAGCCCACATGAACACGCATTTTCTTCTATAGGTGACGGCTTAACCGACACCCAAGCATCTAACTTTTACACCGCAGTACAAACTTTTCAAACAACTTTATCACGTAACGTATAATGATAGGATACATTTTAACAACCGAAAACTACGACCAACTACAAGGTCAATTTTACTCACCTTATGAGTTTTTTAATTGCGTACAAGACATTAACGATGTTTGGTTTTTGTTTTTATCAGACCAAGACAAATCACAAATTGAAGGTACTGAGTGGGCATTTATTTTAGATTTACCAACGGGCGAATACATACCTAAACCAAGTCCAGAATTTCCACAATGAGCCTACCAATTTCATTTGAAGAATTTAAAAAGAACCCCATAGCTGCGGTGGCTTTTTGTATGCTTTTAATTGTGGGCTATTTATACTATGATTCCGAGAATACAAAGAAAGCCATTATTTCAAAGTGTGAAAATGAGAATCTAAAATTAGGCAATAGAGTTGAAACAATGGAACGCCAACGCAAAGTTAGTGATAGCCTTTTGGCAGTTTATTCCTATGAAATTAAATTTTATTTAAATGCCATCGAGGGCTATTCAGAAACAATAAAAAAATGACAAAATTTAACGACACGGCAGCCGATTCGAGCAGCATCATTTCAGTAGTCAGCGCCTTTGCATCCATTAGCACAACGGCTCAACCTATTATCTCGGCATTGGCTGGTTTAGTGGCTATCATTTCGGGCTTATTTGCAATACGTTACTACATAAAAAAAACAAACGAATTATGAAAATATTTGAAATCTTCAAAGGTGATAAAGGGGAATTTAGCTCAAAGAGAGTGATAGGCATTATCGGTGGCTTTGCTTTAATAGGGGCTATGGTTTACCACAACACAGATAAGTTAATAGAAAGCGTTGAATGGGTTGTCATTCTAACATTAGGATTCACAAGCGTAGATAAATTTGGAAACAATGGAAAACAATAAGTTCGCACTCGACAGACTTTCTTTTGCTGGTATTTCTTTGCCTACATTTAAAGAAAATAAAACAAAAGGGTTTACAACTTTTGGGGAGGATAATCTTTACCCTCAAAAATTGATTGATTTATACAACAAAAGCCCTAAGCATAACGCTATTGTTAACCAAAAATCGTCTTATATTGCGGGTGAATCATTTGAAATTTATGCAGATGACACCTTAAATAAGGCAAAAGCATTTGACAAGTTAAGAAATATCAATGCATTTGAAGATTATGAGTCGTTTAATACCAAGATTTCACAAGATTTTGAACTATTTGATGGCTATTATATTGAGGTTATTTGGAATAAAGCCAAAACTGAGATTGCAGAATTGTATCATTTACCCTTTCAGAATGTTAGATTAAGCAAAGATTGTGCGTATTACTCAGAAGATTGGGGAAATAGCCGTGAAGCCGTAGTTGAATACCCTTTATTTAACCCTACAACAAGGGAAAATAAGCAAGTATATGCGTTTAAAATGTATCGTGCTGGTCAAGGAAAATATCCTTTGCCTAGTTATATAGGTGCTTTAAAGTACATTGAAATTGACGTAGAGATAGGTAACTATTATTTGAGTAATATCAAAAATGGATTTTTTGCACAGACAGTAATTCAAATGTTTAAGGGACAACCAACGCCCGAAGAAATGCGAATTGCTAAACGTCGTTTTAAAAAGAACTATCAGGGTGCAGAAGCTGAAGAAAGTGGTGGGTTAATCATTATGTATAATGAGCAGAACGAAAAACCCGCAGAAATCACCAACTTACAACCATCTGACTTTGACAAACAATTTCAACAACTAAACGACCAAGTACAAGAAGAAATCTTTGTAGGGCATAGAGTAAGTACCCCAGTTATTTTTGGAATAGCAACGCCTGGCACATTAGGTCAGCGTAATGAGATAATCGAAGGTTACGAGTTATTCCAAACTTCTTATATTGAACCACGTCAAAAAATAAAGGATTCGTCTTTTAATGTGGTATTTCAATATATGGCTGATGCTAAGTTAAAAACTACAAATAAACCACCTATTGGTCAAGATTATATTTTACTATTTGAGAAAGGTATTCTTGACAAAAATGAAGTTCGCAAAGAATTAGGTTTTGCCATTGTAGAAGAAGTTGCAATGTCTAAAAAGCAAAGCGATGAAGATGTACTAAATTTATTTGCTGAGTGTGGAGTGTCAAAAGATGACTATGAACTTTGTAAATTTGAATTTGCAACTGCAAGTGAAACTGCAATTCTACAAATCTTAAATGCAAACGATGGTATAACAGTGGGCGAGATTGCAAAGTACGTTAACATCGACGCACAAAAGGTAATGGATGCAATCACTCAAATGATTGACGATGGGTTAATAAACTCCGACAATGGCAAACTATCTACTTCAACAAAAGGTACACGTGAACTTAGTAAAAGTGTAGACACTCAAATAGAGTTAAGATACGAGTACGGGTTAGACGCTGCCTTTACTGGTGAGCCTGAATTAATTGATACAAGCCGTGATTTTTGCAGACAATTGATAGGATTAAATAGATATTATACACGTACAGAAATAGACACGATTTCAAGCCGTGTCGATAGGGACGTTTGGAAAGAACGTGGTGGGTGGTACACAATACCTGACACCGACGTACACATAAACCATTGCCGTCACGCTTGGAACTCTAAACTTGTAAGGAAAAAATTATGACAAATTTTGTTTATTTAATTAGCACTACTTATCTGAAAGATAATAGCCCCATCAATGAAAATGTTGATGATAAATTACTAAAATCTGCTATCAAAGAATCACAAGAAATTTATATACGTGATATTATTGGAAGTGGTTTGTATAACGAGTTGCAAACACAAGCATTTGCGGATACATTATCGGTTAATAATACCAACCTTTTAGACACTTATGTTGCACCTTGCTTAAAGTACTACACGTTGACCGAATCAATGCTCCCTATGACCTTTAAAATGCTAAATAAAAGCGTTGCAAGTCGTAATAGCGAGAACGCAACGCCAGTTACTATTGACGAAATGACAATGATTGAACGTAGGTATAGAGATAAAGCTGAGTACTATGCTAATAGACTACGTGATTATTTACTTGCAAACACAAATATATTTCCATTATTTTTAAATAGTGGTTCAACAAGCGACACAATTTTCCCACAAGATGTACAAGTTTTTGGGGGAATTTATTTACCAAACAACAATGACTGCGACGAAAGATACTATTTTATCCGACCTTAAAGGCAAGGTAAGGGAAAAAAACGAAGCCAAACTTTTAAAATTTATCAATGACTCTAAACCAAATAATTCAGCAAGTCCAAACGGCAGCAGAAAGTCACCAGCAAGTAAATAACTTTTTTTGTGGTGAGAATGCAATGGCAGAAGAAGAAGTAAAATTCTATCCTTTAGTTTGGTTAGTTCCAAATGGTTTTGACTTTGATAGTGAAGGTAAAACAGTGACCTATCAATTTTTGATGCTTGTTATTGACCGACATTTTGAAAGTCAATCTAACTTGATAGAAATTTTATCGGACACGGCTTTAATTTTACAAGACATTATAACATTATTAAAAAGAAATTCTTATGAAGAAGCCATTGGATGGTCAACGAACGCAAAAGCAGAACCTTTTATCGACGGAAAAACTGACGTCATTGCTGGGTACGGTCTTGAAATTAGTTGTGTTGTGCCTTATCTTGAAAGCTATTGCGACATTCCTATGTGATGTGGATGGTGGTTCTAATATTTCCCGTAGCTTTGTTGATACTACTTACAAAGTGGAGTACAAAGAGAAAATTAAAATCATCAACAAAGAAAAAATTAAAATAGATCAAAGATATGACACGTTATATATGTATTTTCTTGATAGTCCTTATAGCACCTCGTTACTCGATAGCACAATTAATATCCATCGACTCATCGACACTCAAGAACGCAAACTACTATCTAATTAAAGGGGCTAAAGCACGTGAACTAAATTTGATTTATCAAAAAAGGATTGCGACAGATAGCACTTTAATAGATTTTCAAGATAGTTTAATAAGTGATTTGAAATTTGTGATTTGTGAAATCGACCAAGAACAAAAATCTTTAAAAAAATATTCATTGTACGCCACTATTTATTCAATAATTGTGACGCTATTTCTTTTTAAATGAAAAACAACGTACATATTTTAACCGTGCCTTTTGAACAACGAAAGGTTCTTTTACTTAGTGATTTGCATTGGGACAATCCTAAGTGTGATAGAGTACTTTTAAAGAAACATTTAGACTTAGCACTTAAAGGTGGTAACGATGTCTTATTAAACGGAGATACTTTTTGCTTGATGCAAGGTGCATATGACCCTCGTAAATCAAAAGCCGACATAAGGCCAGAGCATAACGTCAATAGTTACTTAGATGCCGTTGTAAACGATGCAATTGATTGGTTTAAACCCTATGCCCATTTGATTAAAGTTGTTGGTTATGGGAATCACGAAACTAACATTATCAAAAGGCAAGAAACAGATGTAATACAACGCTTTGTTTTTGGTTTAAATCGTGAGTGTGATACATCTATAGAAGTAGGTGGTTATGGTGGTTGGATTGTTTATCAATTTAAGGAATGTGCAACCATTAGAAAGTCTTTTAAAATAAAATATTTTCACGGTGCTGGTGGT